CGGGGCGGTGTCCGTGGCAGACAGGACCGACAGCTGCACCAGGGCACCGAGCTTGAGCATACTGGCGTCGTGACCGACGTTCCAGCCGAACTCGCCGACGTTCCAGCCATAACTCAGGCCCAGGTTGGGGTCATTTTTCTCGGGCATTACTCAACTCCCTCTTTGAACACTACGTTGTCCATCCAGATGTCGGTGGTTTCGGTAAAGCCGTTGTCAACACTGGCTTCAGCTATATCGAACGTCATGGGCCTTCCCTGGTAAGCCCCTTACACGCTGGGGTCAGTGTCGAAAATATCGGTGTCGTAGGAGCCGGTGTCAAACGTGCCTGGATGAGAGCCTCCAGCTATGGTGAACGTACGCTTGCCGTAGGTCAACTGAGCTGCATTGAAAGTCACTCCGCTAAACTCGCTGAACCCGTAACCCTGCATAGTCCACTCAGCCGTCGTGAAGACCAGGGTGTCAGTGGCGCCATCCAGGAAGGTCTTACCCGCCAGGGTCGCTGTGGCTGGGGAGAACACAACTTGGACCAGCCAGCTGCCGTCAAATGACCCACCCGACAGGCCCACACTCGAGGGGGAGAATACTACTGTCTCGAGGCTGGACCCGCCGTAGTGCTGTCCGTAGTGGGTGCCATAGCCAATGACTGGGTCGCGCAGGACGGTGCGCTCCTGGACGTCCCAGGAGGTGTAGCCATCGCGCACAGACTCCAGTTGGAACACCAGCACCGGGCTGAGGCCACTGCCGGTATCGCTCAGCTCGTCCGCCTCAGCGTAGGTGTAGGTGGTGCCGGTTAAGTCAGTCTCGGTGCGCAGCAGCGTACCTGACCCGTCAAAGATCCGCAGAGTGTAGGTGGTGCCAGCCTCGGGGCCATAGTTGGTCGCGTCGGTCTGGCGGCGCACCGTGAGCGGGCTATTCAGGCGATCTCGGTGCGACCAGGTCAGGGTAACGCTGGCACCCAGGTAGTCGGTGGGCCAGGCCACGCCGTTGACCCTGACGTTGCCCGGTGGGTATGGGCGCAGAGAGCGGGCCGCCATCGGCACTGATAGCGTAACCGCGTCATCCAGGTCGTAGGTACCGTGCACCGTCCTGGCAGTCACCTTGGCATCGACGGTGACTCCCTCTGGGTGGGAGAACTCGCGCAGGTACTGACCATCCGGGATCAGCCATACGGTCAGGCCCTCGGCGTGGTCATCCGCCGGTGGGGTGGTATCCAGCACGCCACGCCAGACGTCGATCAGTTGCCACACACCGTCACCCAGGTAGGTCACCGCCCCGAAGGAGATCCACTCACCTCCTACCCACCCCAGGTTCAGGCCCACCTCTCGGTTGGCTTGGCTCTGGGTAAGCACCGACAGGTCTGCGACAGAGGGGCCGCTCAAGTTGCGCAGGCGGATACTGGTGTCCCAGGGCTGCACCGGCGTCTCTACCAGGGCGTGGTCGTGGAACAAAATACCCCCGTCAGCCAGCTCGTAGGGCTCGGGAGACACTCGGTCATACAGCGTGTAGCTCATGCCGCCCGCTGGGCGAGCCATAAACGGGAGATAGCGGCCGTTGGAGCTGTCAACGGTGTAGGGGTCGGTCGCCGCTCCGAGTAGGGTGTAGACGGCAAAGTGGGGGGCCTCCTCCAGGGTCTGGTACGGAGGTTGGGTGGGGGCCAGAGCTGCACCCTGCCAAGCAGACTTGGGAGACGCTGCATAGATTGCATCGCCCAGGGAGAAGACGTCCTGTACGGCGTTGATGGTGATGCCCCCCTCTTCCAGCGTACCGTAGCCAATTTTGCTCACCCTGCACACCAGATTAGAAATGCCAAGCTCTGGCCAGTCAAGAATGAACACGTCTGACAACTGCAGCGATGCTGCCTGTCGGTTGGCCTGCAGCTCCGCCAGGGCCAACGGGTAGGTCTGGCTTTTAAGGTCCCGTTGGGCCATCTTGGCCGCCAGCTCGTCATCGTATAGGGCTGGCATGCTCTGGGTGCTGCTCACCACTCGCTCCTGCATCCGCCAGTTGGCCAGGTCCTGGGCGATAGCCGTGCTCTCGGTGTACTCTTTCTCACGGGAGGTGTAGGTGATCTTGACCTCGTTAGTGGTCTCGTCGTAGGCGCCGCGGGTGAAACTGGTCAAGGCCTCGACGTTGCCTGGGTGGAGACGTAGCAAGGTGGCGAGGTCATAGTCGTCCCTCACCAGCTTCAGCACAAACTGCCCGGTGCGGGCAGAGGAAAACAGTGAGGCTTCCATGTGGCCCAGGAACATCTGCAGAAGGTCATCGTAGGACGACAGGCCACCCCACTTGTAGGAGGCCCCCAAACCCTCAGCGTGCAGGGTGGCGGCGCAGGCCAGGAACGTATCGATCTCGAACTCGTTGTTGGTACGGGTCATGCCCCAGTCGGCATTGGTCATCACCTCGTACACAATCTCAGCTGGGTTGGCGTCCAGCCCTATCTGGTGTAGTCCGCTGCCCAGCGCCGTCGGGTAGCGATCCAATTCAACCGCGATGGCCTTGACGTAGGGAGACGTTCCTATATAAGTGCCCCGTAGTATCAGGGAAGTGACGCCCCGGAAGGCGGGGAGACCTCCTGAGTACCCCTCCTCGCCCTCCTGCTCCCTGACAATAACCATATCCAGGTAGTCGTTGACCGGTTGGCTGGAGCTGCCAGACAGGATCTCCATGGAGCCGTACACCCCACCCTCGCCGCCGTCTTCAGTACCGCCGAATACCTCCTGTTTGTCGATAAAGATGGCCTCGTCCATGGCCTCGCCTTCCCACACCACGACGTCAGCGAACCTGATAGAACGCATCTTGTCAGCAGCCCCGGCGCACAGTACCAGGTGCATACCTATGTGGTATTTGTGGCCGGTCACTACCCGTTGAGACGAGAACAGTCCGGTCTTGACCTTCTTGGTGATGGGCACCGGGTTGAAATCGCCATACCACACGCAGTTGGGGGAGGCACACAGCACGCGGCCGAAGATGGCCGTGATCGGGCGCCCTTCTTCGGCAGTGGGGATGTTCAGGTCCTCCAGGCCGGCAGGATCAGCACCTGGTATCTTTGCCTTGGGGCGCAGCAGCTCACCTACGACAAAGAAAAACACCTGAATTAAGAAAAGTTCCCACATTTACGCCTACCTATGTTGTCCGGTAGATGATAGTCACGTCATCATCGCCGTTATCACCCTCGTCCCCAGATACTGTTTTAGAGCCCCCGCTGACCCCGTTCTTGAAGGGGTCCGACGTCGGTATGTAGGGAAACCCTCCGAAGTTCTCCACATTGCTGAACCTCTCGTGGCACTGAGCCTTGCTGCGGTTACACCCGGCAAACAGCTGCAGGGTCTCACCTGGCAGTAGGCCCTCGAAAGGGACCATCAGGGTCAGCTCTGGCCCCTCATGGGCGATAATAAGTCGGTAGTCGTTCTCCCCCCGCTTGGCATACCCAGGTACCCAGTAACCGTCCTCCTGCGCCACCGCTGAGGGTACGGTGATCCTGGTCCCGTTGCCGCCTATGTTACTCACCGACCCGCTCACCGTGTGATCCGCTGGCACCACCTTGCAGCGGTGGTCGTAAAGCATGTGGGGGCAGAGGCGCTGGTACAGCTTGCGTGGCCCTTGCTGGCCGAGGGCATTGGACACCAGGTCGCACAGCAGGGTGGCCTGAGATCCACTCCAGCGCACCGAGCGCACCCTCCCACGCCATATTGTCCTGACGTCATCAGGCGTGTCTCTGTGCAAGCGAAACAACGTCAACGTGACCGGCCTGGATGGCGCCAGCTGTCGGAACTTGGTGGCAACGGGGTTGTTGCGGGGGACCGCCACCTGCAAGTCGTCGACCCCGACTCTACCTTCCAGGGAGATTTCAGGTCGACTGATGGGGTAGCTAAAGTATTCTGTTGACTGGTGGGTAAACGAGGCATCGGCCGACGTCCATGCCCACTGCTCCAGGTCTTGTTCAAACAGGTACAGCTCTACGGGAGCTCCACTGTCAACACTGGCTTCAGCTACATCGAATGTCATAGGCCTTCCCTGGTCATACCCGGTACGCCGGGGTCAGTGTCGAAAATATCGATGCCGTGGTGGCCAAGAATACTACGGTGCCTGTTATTCCGCCACCCCTAGTCCAGCCAACCCAGCCCCTTAGCCCTCAGAGGGGCCATCCTTCACTGTTGTAGGAACCGTCAGAGTTGAAAACGTAAAGATAAGCAGACTCACCCTCTAATGGCGTCACTGTGTCCACATCAGCAACTATCTGTGACGTAGTTCGT